GGTCAATTACATTAGAATTTTCCTCATTGATATTAAAATTTGTTAACGCTTTACTGAAGTTTAAAAATTCATTTTCTAATATGTCCAATATTTGTTTGTCAAATACTGAGAACACATCATCAATTTTTGAATATTCATTCGTCTGAATCAACTCAAATGGGACATTACCAAATAGATTGTTTTCATCAAACATATAACTTCCTGTACCAGGTCGATATATTGTTTGGTTATCGTAATAACCGTAATTTGGTAAACTCCAAAATGCTCTAACCGAACCGTTAAATAACGCTTCATTATTATACAACTCTTGTGTTAATAATCCTGTAGTACTAAAACAAGCGTTGTTCACTTGGTTCATTTGTGACCCAAACGATGGTATTACATAATATTGATATGTTGGAGTTGTTGGTGGTTCATCACAAACAACTGTATTTGGAACTGATGGTGTAATACTATCAGGTAATAAAACACTATATGTTTTAATATCAATAACCCTTGTTTGTAAATCCTTGGTTGTATTTTTATTAATATTTGATTCTGAAAGGTTTTGAATCTTTAAACCATTTTTAATGGACTCATTAATTTCACCATCAGTATATGCAGTATACAAGTCTTGAGAGTTGTAAAAGTAATTGAACTCATTAATCAATTTAGGGTAGAACCCTACCTGCATTGTGGTGTATTTAACATTATTGTCAACCGTTTCTGTTTGTAATGTTATTTTACCAACACCATTTAATGTATAAGTCTTGGCGGTGTTTTGATTAATAGGGTCGTAGTTTTGTTTGTAATCAAAATTACCCCAACATCCACCTAAAATATCCTGATTGGTTTGTACTTGTGTTTTATATCTATGCCAAATCGCACCATATTTTAATACCCAAACATATGGAACCTTGTGTAACGCACCAAACTTTTTGAAACTTGCAAAAATATAATCTAAAGGTGTTGTCACACCAGCAAGATTTGTTTTATATCTGTCCTTAAATGTTGCGAGTGGTAGTGAGTTTAAGAATAAAAACGCTGCCGCGACATAAGGATATTGTTCTTTATTCTTTTCTTTAGCAACACCCTCCAATATTGCGTTAACAAAATAAGGTGTGTTCAACATAGAGGTTGTTGTTCTTACGGGTAAACCTGTTGTTGGGTAATCAACATAACCTTCTGTCGGTAACAAAGTTGCTGGTTGTCTTGTTATGTAAAACGTATTAACATTTGTTGTTAGTGCCGGTATTGCAGTGTTTAGATAGTTAAAGTTTGTTACAGGTCTGTTTGTATTATAATCATCAATACCCGTAAAATTTGAAATTATATTTTTTGGTTCGTAAACTTTATATGTGTTTGATGTGTTGTTTGCAACGTCAACCGAACCACCTAAAATATACTGACTTAAATTTTTAATGTTCCAATCCTGATTTGTAAACGGGAAAGTATCTACAATTTGTATTGGGTTTGTGCTAGTACTCTTTAAGAATTGTTGTAATTGTGGCGTTTGTGGTAATGAAACAAAAGAGTTTGAAACAGTATTTGACAAGTATTTTGTACTAAGAATTGAAAACGGGTTCTGAGTATAATTCTTAAGATATGGTGTAATATAAATGTCTTGTATAAATTCACCCCAAAATAAACCAGTTCCTTGGTTTGAAAACGCTTCTAATGTTTGGGTAAAATTATTAGCAGTAAAAGGATATTCTTTTAACTTTTGAGTTAAGTATGGATTACTCAATCCTAAAGATTCTATAATGTTAGTACCTTCCGTAATACCAATAATGTCACCAACAAAAGTTTTAGACGTATTGTCATTTGTAACTCTACCAAATCCTGTATAAAATTGGTATATTAATTGTCTCTCATATATTTCATAAAAATATTTTAACTCTTCTTTATTAAGATAAGCTAACCCAATATTAGGGAATTCTAAAGCATTTAGATTTAATCTTTTTACTGTTGCAGCATCATTGTCTGCGGGAGGTTGTGAAATTGGTGGGTCATTTCTTTGCGCAGTACCTTTTAAATATTCTTCAACAAATTCGACCTCAGGCCATTTGTCGTAAAGATACCCTTTTGATTGATTTACAAACGCAATATCACCAGGATATGTTAATGTATATCTTGGTTGGTCATCGGTACCGTTATTTTCAACAAAAACTTGTGGCCAAGGGTATACAGGTTGTTGGGAATTATCTATAAATTCTTGACTAGCGTTTGCTGTTAACGGAACGTAGTTGACATCATCAGGACTTTTTATAGAAGTACTATTGTTATTTAAAACAACATTTTTTCTCACAGGGTCTTGTCTAACAGAATATGCCTGAATATGAACATCATCCATCAATCTGATAAACGCCTCTGTTGATGCCATAATCACCGCACTAATATTTCTAACTGTAGGTCTAAATCCAATTCCAGTATCAGCTCTTTCTACTTTATCAGCCAATTCAGCACTTAATTTGGTTTCCAATTCAGTAACTTTAGCGTCAATTTGAGATTCCATACTTTTTATTATGGTGTCAAATCTATTGGCACCAACAAAAACATAAAAGTTTTTCTTAACTTCTTTCAATCCTTCGGGTGTCGCCTCTACCACTACACTAAAATATTGTTCAGCACTTTTTACAATAAATGCACTAATTTCTTCAGGTGTTGGGTATTTTATCGAGGTTCTGTCTATAAATGTTTTTTCCCAATCAATATTATCCAATTGAAAGTTTTCAATATAAATCGAAGGAGTTATTGGGTTTGGTATCTTAAAGTTTTGTTTTGCTTCAGCACCAAACGTACCGTTTTGTGCCAACTTAGTATTGTATGTTTGTGTAATAGCACTTAACTCACTTTGAGCGGTAACTCTTTGTGATTGTGTTAGATTCTTTTTGAAGACATAAGCATACTGACCATCCTTTAAAACAAATGGTTTTGGGTCCAAAAATGTTGTAAACCAAGAATTTTTGGCGTCTCTGACACTTTTATAATATTGGTTAAGTGTTTTTTTATAAGATGTCGCATCCGTAATCGGCTGCATATCAACTTTCCTATATGAATTAATAATGTTCTGTTCAAATTGTTGTAATTTGTAACCTAATTCCATTATTGTTAGTTCAGGAAAATTCTTATCAATTAAACCTTTGGCTTTGTATTCAGAGTAAACTTCGTGCATTTTTTGTCTACCCCTCTCATTAACTCGAGTAACACTCAGGTTGTTTTGAGATTGAGCATTTGACGGAATATTCTGACCCGCATTGTTCGCCGAATTATCATCTGCAGACTCTGTTTCAACAATAGAGTTTGTGTATGTAAATGTTTTAGAATACATATGGGGTAATGCAATCAAATGCCCCATCTGAATTTCATTTAAAATGTTATATTTGTATCCGTAAAATTTACAACTAACTTGGTAGTTACCACTCATTGTATTAAATCTCGCCTCAAATGTGTGTAGATTTAATTGGTATCTAACCGCCTGTCCATAGTAACCCTTAAGTGTTAAATAAAATGGTGGATATGGTAAATGAAAGAAGGCTGCATATGGTGACTGTTCTCCTTGTTCAAATAATGCTTTACCTCTAACATCTTCAAATTCAATCGATACTTCAGGTATAAAAGATGTTTTGGTGATTACCGAAATACTTGTAATACCTAACAACCCGGGGTCTATAGTCCTACCATTCTTGTCCGTAACTGTTGAACCTCGGTAAACTTTTCTCCCATACTCTTCTACAACCTCTTCAGACCTTTGGAGTCTTGCTTTACCTTGATTTGAATTTAAACCTGTTAAATCATCGTAGTAACCCGTATTCATAAACTGGTCACTGTTTGGTTTTAAAAAGTTAATAGATGCAATGGATATTGTTTCGGTTTGTGTCGTTGGGGATGCCCCTACGTTTAACCTTGTTCTTGGTAGTAGTTCACACTCTAAGTTGGCATACATTACCAAATTTTCGTGGTCAACTAATCTTTCTTCAATTACTGTTTGACCGTTTACACCACCACGCACAACTTTGTTAGGGTCAACAACAATGATATTGTCAAATGACTCTGCATAAATACTACCTGAATTATCCCCAAAAGAATTACCTGCCATAATAATAGAAATACGTGTCTACTGCGGATTTATAATCTTGTAAAGATGTTATCAAAGGATATGGGACAGTTAATATTGCGCCATCAAATATGTTATTTTCTAAACCACCAAATTGAGGATTGGCTTGTAATATTAACCAACCAAAGAATGGGGTTCCATAATATTCCTGAGAGACCTTATCAAGTCTACTTCTTCCAACTTTATAAATGTATACTTTATCGGATGGTTTTGGTGAAATATTGACAAAGGGAACAACTGTTTGTTGTCCGTTTATCAAAAATTGGTTATATCTATTATAATACTGAAGTGCCATTTTATAATAATTGAACTTTACCGATTACAACATCTGTTGTTATTTCTGTTGACCATACTGTCTTATTAGTATCCGAATTATTTTTCAAACCTAAAGACTTAATTAAATCTATTTGTGGTGGAACAGGTAATGTGTTTATAGTATATGTAAATAATCTACCTTTATTTATATCATTATATGGTGTGTAAATAACATATTTCTTTAACGGACCCGTTGCTAATCCATCCAAGAAAGTAGTTGCCGCATTATTTTCGTAATTGTAAATTGTCTTAATTGGTGTTTCGCTTGAGGGTCTTGGTCCTATCCAATAAGCGTCAAATTGTTCCCCAAAGTTAGTCGCCTGATTTCCAATAATAGTTGGATTGTTTAATATGTTAGCAATTAACGCATCTTTAAATGATTGATATAAATTAGAATCAGTAACATCTTTATTCAAAATAAAATACTGTCTTCTGTTAGAATCATTCTCCCAAAATTCAGGGTATTTTAACAATGTTATTGGTTCAAAAACCGAACCACTATCATAGTTTTCAGTATCACCAACAGATGGTATTAAAGATGATTCATATTGTTGATTATCAAACGTAAACTCTTCAGTATTTTCAATATCAAGTGTGAATTGGAAAAGACTGTCGGTTATTGTTGTCAAATCATCAGTTAATTCATTGTAAGTAGATTTTGTCGCCCCCGCATAATTTGCAGATACTTTATCCGTACCTTCTATCTCATAAACAACAATGTTACCATTAGACTCTTTAAATCCATCAGTACCATCTTTTAAGTTAGGGTATGTAATAACATTAGTCCTATTTAATTGTTGGATGTAAGAAGTTTGTGTGTTAACTAATTCGTTAATTATTGATGTTAAAGCATTTTGGAAACCACTTTGTTTATTTCTAATAAAACTAATATAATTCTCTTTCAATTGCCTAATTGATTTGTTAGAGAAGTTTTTGGTTGGATTACTCATCCAAAGCATAAACCCTTCAAGATTATCATCAATATCATTTATAAATTTAGAGAAAACAGAATCAACTGATTGTTGGATTGTTGATGGTTTACCAAAGATATACTTTTGTTCAATATTGTAATAAAAATCTCCATATTGATAATTTCTATTGTAAGCAATAATTTGTCTAACAGCATTATTATATTGTTTCAAAATATCCTTATTTTTATTTAATACTGTTGTAAAATAATTTTGTGTTGACCCAACAAACTGCGTCATAAATTGTTGATAATCAATTGTACCTGTCGTCTCATTTTCACCAATTTCGGTTGTTAAAACTTTACCAATAGTCTCAGCGTTTGACTCAGTTTGTTCATCTTCAGTATCAGTTACTACAGGTGGTGGAACTTCAATACCTAAGTTTTTGATAAACTGTTGGTCTAAAATTTTATAACTATCATCAGTGGCGTCTGCTCTGTCGTCATAAATTTCAGTATTAGCGTAGAAGTTAAATGACAACGCATTTTGTAATTTATCAACCGCCGTTTTTAATCCTTGTCCACCAACAAAATTGAATGATAATTGAATTTTAGCAATCATAGGTTGGACACCAATACCTTCAGGATTTAAATCTAATTGCTCATATGAAATACCTAAAGAATTTGGTATAATTTTAGAATGGTAGAAATCCCCAACTCTTAATATTAAGACAGGTGGCGCGCCAAACGCAGTGTTTACAGCATTATTGTATTCTAACGATGATGACCCGTCAGTAGCGTTTTTAACCGTAGGTATTGTATCACCAGGTCTCATACACTGTTGTAAGAATGTTAGTCTACCGTTTAAACCTTCAGGTGTTATTGAATGGAATGCAGGGTGAAAGAATTTTAATTTATCTCTAAGGTTGTCATAAACCATAGGGGTTTCTTGTCTAATCAATTCAAAATAGTCACACTCAGATAATAATTTTCTTAAAACTCTTTTAGTGATATTATCTCTAAGACTTGTTGTTGTTTCAACAACTTGTTCTACAGTTGTTTTGGTTGAAACCTCTGTTGATATCTGTGATTGATATTTTGGTGATGATTGGTCAATAATTGGTGGTGTTTTTGGTACACTTGGGATATTGACATTAAGATTGAATTTAACCCTTCTACAAGACATCGCATTTACACTATAGATGGCTTCAGGTCTTGATAATCTATCAGCATCCAAATTAGCACAATTAAATGTCTCAAATTTCATATTATTTTGACCAACAGGTTGTACAGTTGTATTTTCACCTTTCGGTATTAATACTAAAGTTAATTGTTTTGTTACGTCAATAGCATTTGCCAATTGTCCAATAGAACGGATGTATTGAACAACAGAATCCAATCTTCTTTGGGATAGAGCGTCGTTATAATTTACGGTTTGTGGTTTTGACGCACTACCTTCTAATATTAACTCAACTTTTGCGTCAGGATTAATTTTTAAAGTTTCATCTAACTTATACAACATCTCCTGTAGTTTATTCTTATTAAACTCAATAACACTTGGGAAGAAGTTGTTTACCGCAGATGGGTTGGCACTATCTCTGTCATAAATTGCTCTCGTATTAGCGTTTGTATAAACAGAATAATAACTAGTATAATTTTCAACAGTTTGGTCTTTAAGTGGGTAATCGTTTTCAAAATACAAACCATAATTGTTAAAACTTTCCAAGTAAGTTTTAGTTTGGTCCGTATTGTTTGCCGTTTGTGACCCAATATTAGTATTACCACCACCAGGAGTTCCATTCGCCCCTGTTGACCCATCACCTGTTTGTACCGTATTAACAAGATATCTTATCTCTTCAGTTGTAACATTTTTACTTTGGATTTTTTGTTGAATTTCAAATAAATCTTGTGTGTTGAATTGGTAGTATTTTTCAGCCAACTCATATAAGTCATATTTTTTACAACCTGCAAAGAACGAATCTAACAACCCTTGAACTCTTTCTCTTGACTGTTCATTAGCTAATACTCGATTAACAATTAAGTTTAACACTGATGGGTGGTCGACAACAATTTGCCATTGTAGACTTCCAGTTCTTGATGTGTTGTTATATGTGTATACAGGTTCTACTCTACCAATAAAGTCAGTTGGTTTAAAGTTGGCTTGTACTTGCTCACTAAACTCTAAACCATAAGGTGGGAACCACATAACTCGACCACCATTAGGTCCTCTCTCACACACAGGTAAATCTTGAACACTTAAACCAGGTCTGTTTGATGTTCTCCAAGCTAAGTTTTCAATAGAGAACATATATTTTTTAGCACCTTCAGGTGTGATATTTGTAGAGTCATTACCCTTCATTGGAGCAATGTTTAAGTTGTATGTATTGTCTAAAACAGAGTATGCAAACTTTCTACCTGAGGTTGTAATACCATCTTGTTTTTGTAAATCATTGTATTGTAAATAAGGAGTATCTTTTTGGAAAACTCTACAATATTCCGCACCTCTTTCTTGTCCAGTTGCGCCAACATATCTAATAACTCTTGAACCTTTTGTAAGTTCTTTGTAACCATCATTAAAGACTTTAGATACTTGGTCAATAGCGTTTCCTACGTGTTGTAGTCTTCTACCACCTCTTGGTTGGGAATCAATAAGTCTTTGAGTTTGGTCTAAAATAGAACCATCCCTAAAATCATTATTAGTTGATTCTGTGTTCTGATAACCTAATGACGGGAAGTCAGGGTCATCAGCAATTATTTCACCACCTATACCAACTTTTTTACCAGCGTTACCTCTATACTTAGGTGACACCCAAGTAAATCCTCCTAATATATCACCACCACTACTGTATGTCGGTCCGTTAGCCCCCAACTTAACAGCCTTACTCGGTCCTTCATATAACTGAGCGAGTTCTTGTGGACCATATACAGGTGCAGATATTTCTCTACCAAATTGGTCAACAGGTAAATCACCAGATGGTGAAAAAATATCACCAGGTTCAGACTTAGGTGAACCAATATAATAATTCGAATCATCTTCTGTTCCACCAACTAAACCACCTCTTAACCTATCAAAGAATGTTCTGTTGTATCCTGGCTTATATCTGTTGTAATCTAAATTACCAAATAATAAATTTTTTGTTCCTGTTCCTGTATTTTCTAAAAACAACACTGAACCCGATTTAGGTGACCCTAATAATCTACCAAAAAATCTACCTAAACCTGAAAATAAATTAGCTTGGGAATATGCCCCCGCCAATTGTTGTGTTGTAAACCCTTGTTTAGAATTAATTGATGGGTCCCAATATGAACCAGGTATAATTGAGTATGGGGCATAAGTCCCTGAAATCCTAGCAATAAAATCGGCCGCAGCACCTAAAACAGTTCCACCAACAGTAATTTTGTATACAGGTTCTAATATGGGTGTTCTACCCATTATTATATTCAATATACCTGTACCACCAGCAGCATTTAATATGTTTATACGGTCTAAAGTATTTTGTCTAATACCATCAGCAATTCGTTGTTCAAAACCATCTTTAAGTCTACGAGCACCTAATTGTGCAATAAACGAGTCTTGACTCAACAACCCATCACTACCTTGTGGGTCATTTCTTAAAAGGATTGAAGATGGTGAGTAAAAAGACGAAACAAATGTTGGGTATGGTTGATTGTTATAATACTTTTGTCCAGCTAAACTTGGGCTAACCGTATCAAAACTATCAAAAAACGGAGCAGAATCTAAAACCGCGTTTGAATTATTACCAAAAACATTTAATGGTTTCCAAGCAGGTGCAACACCGGGAAATCCTACCTGAGCAGCTTGTGGTCCTTCATCAACTAAATCAGCATCTTGGAATCCATATTCACCCTCATTTGAATTAGTATTGTTTAAGGTATTTGGATTGGCAACTTGTGTATAACCCCCATCAGCACCATATTGATTTAATGGATATAAATCGTTTGCAAAAACAGGAGTATCAATTAAAGCATCGTTACTATCTACGGGTGATAAGTCTCTTTGTATAACTTCATAGTTCTGTGGAGGACTAAAAGCATAAGACTTTTTATATGGCACGAGATTCCTTACTACTAATTTTTTTCTAAAAACTTCTGAGCTAGGAAAATCTAATGGACTTGGCATCTTATTTTATTTAATAAATAGAAACTATACTATTTTTTTATTGGTTTTTAACAATCGCTCTATTACCACTTTCAATAACTTGTTGGTAGATTTTGTTTTTAAACTCTGTTGAGTTTAGTATATCTTCAAATTCTTTTCTTGTCATTCCTGGAGATGTTTCAACTTGAAACTTAACAGTACCATTCATAGACACATCTTGTTGGATTTTAACATTTTTTTCCTTCAATCCAACACTATCCTGTATCATTTTAATAGTTTTATTATACATTCCTTCAATCTCACTCTTAGGTTTGTTATCTCCCAAGTTAGCTAAGAATGTTTTCATCATTTCAGCTGACTTATCTTTAGTACCTTCATAAGCACTTTCAATAGCACTTAACGCTTCATCGATACTTTTAGCGTCTTTTTTCTGAGCCGCGTTATAAACCAAAGACCTAATATCATCACCGACACCTTCAAACATTTTTCTAATGTCTTGGGAACTACCCATAGCACTAAAAGACGCCCCTTGCACGTCTTCTCCAACTCTTCTAAAACCTTCTAAGTTTCTAAATACTGAGGTTTGTCCAACAAGAGAAGCTGCTAATCCATCTGCCATAGATTTCAAATAATTAGTTTGAAGTTCGTCAAAAGATAATTGTTTTAAGGCGATTTCCTCCATAGTTTTTGGAGTATCTTCTTGTTGTTTTACAAGTTTTTCAAACTGTCCCTGAGATAGTTCTGAAAGTTTCTTATATCCTTCCTCATCAGATACTTTAACAATATATTCACCACCCTCATCTCTTTTAGCTAAATTAGCGACTAAAGTCTTATCTTCATCAGATGCGTCAATACTAAAACTTATATCAGCTAAACGAGTATCTAAATCTAACGCAGCAATTGCAGCTTTTTTCAAGTTTTCTGCCCCCAATCCAGTTTCTTGACCAATTTCCTTTAACATTCTTAACCCATATGGATTAATTTCAAATCTCTGCGTTTCTTCGTTGAACTGAGCATATGTTTTGGCCATATTGATAATACTATCTTGTAGTTTACCAGGGTCATTAATCGAAGCATCCATTAATGCAAACGGGTCAACCAAAGTCCCCATTGTTACACCAAGTCTTTGAAATGTTGACGCCATTTTTATTGCCCCCTCAGGGTCCATAACTGAGTCCGCGAATTCAGCCGTCTTATTCATATCATACCTCAACATAGACGCTTGAGCCGCCATTTTTGTTAAACCCATAACACCATCTTGGAAATTAAATCGGTTCATCATATCCATATTCTCTACAACGTCCTTCATAATTTCCCTAGCATTTAACCCTAAACTTTGGATATAACTTATACTATCAACGGTTCGTTCAGCGATTAAAGACGCTTCCATACCAGCTTTACCAAAAGATTCTGTAAGGTTTTGAACTTCTGTATCAAGGTATTTACCAGCGGCATAAAGTTCTGTGATTGTTTCGGTAGTGGCAATCATATTTCTTCGAGACCCTTCAGCGACTTGGGCAATTACCCTACCAGCATCAGCTGCGGTACCACCAAGTCTTGTAACCTCTCTTACACTATCAGCAACACTTGTCGAAAACTCTGTAACCCTTGTTCTTGATTCACCAAAAGCGTTATTGGTTTTTGTAACAGCATCACTAATTTGGTTGAAAATATCAGCGGAAGTTTTTAAAGGTTTAAAAAACTTTTCTAAATTTTCAAATAATTCATCCATTTGACCCATAGCGATTCTTTTTTTCTATAAATAGGACTACTTTGATTTTATGGTTTTTGATTATCCTCAATCCACTTATTTAAAAGATATTTTCTGTAAAAAATGGGCATAGACAAAAACTCCCCCCATCCTATATGAAGAAGTTTTGCCATATAATAAAATTCGTCTAATTGAGTTTGCCTATGTTCAGAAGAAAGGGCGAAAAAATTCAACCCCAAACCCAACATTCACTGTGAGCTTTTCTCCTGACGGGGCTATAACGACGCGACTTAAGTCTAATTTGGGTTCATTGTCATCCATAAATTTCTTTATGAATTTTGAGTCTGCTAAAGGCATTTGTTCTGAGAACTTAGCAATTTCACCTTTATCAGTATTTCCATCCACTGAGACAATTTCTCTTTGGAGTCTTAAAGTTCTTCTTGGTGCGATTCTACCTTGGGGGTATGTATTTAACTGATTTGTTAATTCGATTGATTGTCCGAATGTAAGTGGTCTTAATTTAACATTTTTTCCTGACATTGGTAACATAACGGTCCAAGTTCCATCTTCATCGGGAGACTTTCCTTTATTGATATCCAATTCACTCAAATCAACATTTGTTTTGAATGGGTTACCTGTTTTTGGGTCAGTTACCGTAATTTCCATATCAGAACCAAAAGATGTATTACGTAAGAAAATTAAAATCGCTTCAACATCACCTTCCATTAATTCTTCAGGTCTAAGACCTGGTTCATAAATTTTGGCTCTTAATAGATTCAATGTCATATCTCTACCACCAGCCATAAGAATATTTTCATCTGCAGCTGTTAGGTATCCGACTTTTACACTGTCTTTTTTATTTTTGTAAAAAATTCCTTTTGATGGTAGCGGTACCACATCGTGTGGTAATGAAAATTCCATCTGTCCATATTGTGCTGATTCATCCATAATAAAAAACCGTAGAGTTTAGCTCTACGGTTAAATATAAATTGAAAAAAAAGTAAATAAACAATTCTTAATAAATTAACACACAACGGTCCATTCTAAGTGTTGTTGCAATGGTTGCTAATCCATCCTGACTGTAATTCAACTGGTTAAAGTTAACATCACTTAAGAATGTTCCATATAATATCCATTTTTCTACTACAACACCTGTTGGGTCTAACATCTCAAGGTCGACATCTTTTTTGTAACCCGCAGCATAACCCATACGACCAGTTACTGATTCCGCACATAAACGAACCCATTCCATCATAGCTTGTGCGGCTGAAGGTCCAATTGGGTCACGGAATGTTACCGGAATTGTCTGCCAGTTAAATCTACCCGCAACGAATGTAGATGTATTTAAAAACGGTATTTCAACCGGATTAATTGTAATGTGTGGTCGAGCAGCGCTCTCAACAAACCATTCGTTGATACCCAAAGATGATGGGAACCTTAGAATGAATCGGTTCATTCTTTTAGGTTCGTAAGGTATCGGCATTTTCATTAATAAATCAGCCATTGTTCTTTGTTTCTTTTACTTTGTTAATTTATCTATAAATATACAATTTGTAGTTTTTTTACCTATTGACTTTTAAAGGTTAATTTTCTACTATTGCATTGTATCTAGTTCTAGTTTCCAGTTTATTTAATATTGCTTTTTAATTCCTCCAGCTGTTGAATAAGTAGTTAATCCTTCTTCTTTGTCTTTAAAATATCCTTTAATTGCTTCTAGGTTTTTTAAATCATCATCGGAAAACCCTATTTTAGGTTCAGCAGGAATAAATTTATTTGCAATGTCTTTTTTGAGGGTCGCCCTACCTTTAAGTAAAGAAGCCATCGATTTAATATAATAAATAAAATCTTCTAAAGCTTTTATTTTTGCTTGTTCAGGGTTTTGAGCTCCTGACGCATCACCAAAACTTACAGGGTTATAACGATTCATTTCTAAATATGAACGTATAAGTTGTGTATCAGTCATTTTTTCTTCACCCGCAAACTCACGATATTTTCTTAAGTTCTTTAAAAGTTTTTCCTTATCTATACCCTGATAATTGTTTATGATGTAGTTGAAAACTCCCTCTTTAATTGTGTTCGGGTTATGACCTCTTGCGGTGATTATCGCAAAAATGGACCCGTTGTTAACCGCTTCTACAAAGTCATCCCAAGCAGGACCTGGTTTAGCTCTCATAGCATCTATTAAAAACTGTCCATCACCAGGTGTTCTGAAGTTTCTAAATGGGTCATCAGAAAATCCTACAATAGTCTCACCCTTGTAATCGAATTTTTCTTTTCCTATTTTACTTCTGTATTCGGCGAAATCATCTGTAGACATTTCTACATCATCACCATCTTCACTCTGTAAAATAATTTTAGTTGGCATATGGACAATGTTATCATCCCAGTCAAAAGCGTAATACTTAAGGTCTGGTGTCCCGTGTTTTGATATACCTTCTTTAAATTCTCTTTTCATATTGGCAAAAAGTGGGGTGATTAACCCCACTTATAATTAGTAGTTTATTAGATATTTTCAAACGAAGCTCCTGTTGGAGTAATGAAGAATTCGATATCGATGAATTCAAGTGCCTTCGTTGGTTTTAAGTAAATTTTACCTGTTAATGTATTTCTGTCTAAATCTTCAGGTGAAGAACTTACTGTTACACGGAAGTCGTAAAGACCTCTATCTCTTCTGATTGAATCCAAGATTGGGTTTACAGAATCCAAGAATTGTTGTCTTACGATTTCGTCGTTTTGTTCAAACAATAATCTTACAGCTACCGCTGAAATCAACTTACGAGCTTGTAGTAACAATCTTCTTACGTTCAATCTGTTCAATGCTGAATCAGAAACTTGTAGAGTTTTGTTACCCCAAATTACTGTTCCTACGTCTGCGAAAGTTGCGATAGGGTTGATACGACCTTGGTAAAGAGTATCTCTATCTTCTTGAGTTAGTTTTAATCTTGCTTTGATTGAGTTTACAAGACCTCTTGTGTAACCCGCAGATGCGAACCAAGGGAATGAAATGTTATCAGTCAATGCTAAGTTTCTACAAACTTCACCTGTTGGGGGTAGATAGATTTGAGTGTTGTTAACAGTATCTCTTGTTAAAATCCAAGGATAGAACGTTGCTGTATAACTTGAGTCGATACCTGTTTGGTCAAGATTATCAACCGCTTCTTGAGGGTAAATAATTTCAAATTGACTGTTAGCGTCAGGTGTATACATATTGTAATCAGGTGTTGTTACAATGTAAACAGAGTCCGCTCTTTCGTTAGACACCATTCCGATTGCCAATTCACACAAGTTAGAATTGTTAACATAATCGATACTTGCGGTTGCAAATACATTGATGTTTGTTGATTCAGGGTTGTTGAACGACAAGATACCAAGTAAGTATGCGTAGTAGTCGGTGTTAGCAAAGTCTTGAGTGTTGTTAGCAACAACTATTCTTTTAAATGTACCGTCTCCTGTAGCGTTAGGGTATCTAACTGATGGGTAAGCACCTTGTAAGAAACCTGATGCACCTAATGCGAATCTGTCTTGGTTTGTTCTAAACTCTCTATAGATATCCCATCCGTCAAATCCACCTTGGAAACACATAGTGTATTTTCTTGAATATAAGAAGTAGTATGGGTTTTCTTGAGTTGTAGGTTCGTCAGAGAAATTAGCTACACCACAAACAAACGCCGCTTGTCCACTAGTTACGAATGCATCACCGATAGTTACAATTGTTGCTCCTGAATCCATATGGAAACCTTGTGTTAAGTAATTCCAAGGTGCCGATTCTGTAGCCAAGTACCAGTTAGTAACAGGATTTTGTTTACCTTTGTATTGTAACAAGTCAGAATCAATACCTAAAGAACTTGAAAAACCTAAGTAAGTTCTTCTTACGATATCTCCTGATGAGGTTACAATGTTAGAACCACCTGCAGTTGTACCAAATGGTGGGTCAAATACTGTTTCACCTGGATAATAATATTTGTTTTTGATTATTGCGAAAGGTGATGGATTTGATGCTGTTTCGTAAACTCTTGATTCTAAACCATAGAATCCACAAGGAAGTGCATCTATTACATATTCGTCAGATAACTCAATCATAATATATGCCGAGTTTAAAGGATATTCACCATCTGATGAACCAACTTTTTTAGCTACGAAACTGTTTGAACCCGGGTCCATCGTACAGTTTGTGTATTTTTCATAAACAACAGGATTAGCATCTGTGTCAAAGAAATCACGAACTAAGATGTCAAATGTCATATTACTGAACGAAAGGTTAGCAATTGAAATTTTAACTTCTGTGTTAGCTGAGTTACCATCAGAGATAGAAACAAATCTAAATAATTTGTAAACCTTGTTACCTCTTAATTCAGATACAACATAAGGTGTTTTAGGTGTTTGATATCTATCAAGGTACCAAGCGATTGTCGTTGTAGATGAAGTATCTCTCGCTTCAGGTAAAGCAACCATTTCTGGCTGAATACCTCTAATGTAACCTTTATTATAACCATAGTTTAAAAGACCAGGGTAAGACTCCTCAACAAATACAGGAACTTGAGTTCTTGGTTTGAAGAAGTTTGTCACACCTAATACTTTTGTAATATAATTTGAATTATTTGATTGGAATGATACATCAAATGTAAATCCTGAACCTTGATAAGTTGCCCCACTCAATTGGAATGTTGCAAAAGGACTTTGTGATATACCTGAGTATGCGCCTGTTGTAACCATTTGTAAATCTGTAAGACCTGTAACTTGGTAAGTCATACCGTGGTCGTTAGCGTCATAGATTGAAATACCTCTTGAACGTAGAGTTGCAACAACCAAGTTATTGTAATCTGTATAAGCAGTACCACTATAAGTGTAGATACTACCTGACAATGTTCCGTAGAATGTTCCCGAAGCGCCTGTAAAGTAATTTGAAACCGCATAATCCCAAGAATAACCTGAGTAACCATTACCTGTTGTTGGATTGAATGCTGCGTAGAACCAAGTGTCGTTGTTTCCGTCAGTTAAATCGTTAGCTTCCAAATCAATACTATCACAACCAAATTGGTTAGTTAAACCTGTAAATGTTCCATCAAGGTTTGTATAACCTGTTGTTGGGATTGCTCCGTAAACAACTGCAGTTGTTGCTGAAAGATTTGTATTACCTGATATACTTTGTACAAACGATGTGATGTCTGAATTATAAGTTGATGTTGAACCATCCGCTAATGTATACTGAACATTCAACTCATTAGATAACACTGAAGGTAATGACGATGTGAATGTAATCGTACTACCTGATGAATATCCACTAAAGTTTGCAGTAAAGTTTTGAGGGATAGCATATCCTGTGTCAATTCCAACAGTTGTTCCATCAACATTGGCAATTAATCTAATTGACCAAGATGGACCAGCATCATACCCTGACAAACCTAAAATTCTTGTTACGAATAATTGGTTAGATTGTTGTAGGTAAGACTTTGCAATGTAAGCCGCCTCATATTTAGGGATTTGAGTTCCGATAAATTTTACTGGTTCTGTTCCACCAAAAAATGTTTGGAATTCATCGTAATTTGTAATGAAGATTGGTTCGAAGGCTGGACCCTTTAAAGTCTCCCCAACTAATCCCAAAGTTGTAACACCTACGCTTTGTGCTACGAAAGATAAGTCTGTTTCTGAAGTATAAACGCCGGGTGAGACGAAAACCTTTTGATTTGCTTGTGCTGTTGCCATTTAGTTATTCTTTTCTAAAAATGAATTTATTTTTATCATAAATATTTGATTAAAACACAAAAAACTTGACTTTTGAATATGTATTTGTAAACGGTAAGAATTTATTCTGCCTTTATTCTGCCTTATGGACAAAACACCTCATAAAATAAAGAATTTAAAGATTTCTGTTGAAGCACACACAATGTTAAAAAAACACTGTGAAAAACACGGTTTAAAGATTTATAAGTTTTTGGAAAACTTAATTGCCGAAAAGTGTAAAGAAAAAAAAGATATCTACGGAGAGGATTAAACCAACTTGGCAACAAAGTCTATATTTGCTTCTTGACCAACAGTTTCTTTATTAACCTCAATCAAAATAATATCATTTGTGTTGAGTTGGATTAAGTCTAAATCAGAACCATAGTAATCGCCATTTATGTAAACATCAAATGAATCAACATTTGTTGTACCCATTAAATTTAAATCAATTCGGTAATCAACAATATCACTTAAACTTGTATTACCCGATGTGTAAATAAAATTGAATGGAAATTCATTTGGGTTTGGTGGCATAATCTCTGCTCGTTTAGCATTTGCCAAACTTGCATCAACTTCAAATAATTCTAATACTCTACTAACCGCGGGTTTTACTTGGAACTCTTCTTCGTCAATCAAGTAACCTAACATTGTAAAATCATAACTTTGGACATAATATTTTCTTTTGTCCAAATCCATAACAGAATTATCCGTAACGTTATCCATAATGATTGGAACATACTGACCTTTAATAAAGGTATATGCCTGTCTTGATGAAAAAGTTTGCATCACATTTTTATTAAATGTGTTTAACTCTCTCATTCTATTACAGATTATTTTTACACTATATTTTATATCCACAGGAACAGGTTGGGGGATTGTATAAACATCATACCCTTTTACGTTTCCGTTCCAAGTAGGAACTGTAGCATAATAAAATTGTTTTCTATTTGGAATAGTATACTGTGTGGATGGATTGGTTCCGTATTTAACTTCAGGATTTCTAACTGTTGTAATAAATGGTGGGTTCGTATTGAAGTCAGGGTCTTTGAAGTTCCAAGTTTCAGTAAACTGTGACCAATTTTGTGTTGTGATAATTTTATCAATAACAGGAACTGTTTTACCCTCAACAACAAGTTTTAAAGAATCCTTAACAAAATCGAGCATACCCCTATCCAAATCAGCGTGTAATACGGACTTTGGTAGATATGTCCCATCTTTTTGAATATACTCAAGAAGTTCTCGTCTTCTTTCGGATAAAATTTTTGGTGGAACTAAATCTATGTTTGGTTTTATTTGCTTTGGGAACCCCATATTAGTTATTAACAATAAAAATTTTATTTTTACGATTTACCATATCAACCGCATTGGCGTGAAATACTGGTTCTTCAGTATCTTTGTAAACAAATGAGTCATAAACATCGGGCTTATATGTTACAACAATACCGTTTGGTTCTTTAGGGATATTTTCACAAGGGTATTGACAAAAATCTTCCAAGTAACCAATAACAAATGCGTGAACATTTTTTGATTTTTCACGACGAACTCGGTCTCTACCACCCTTTCTAACTCTGAACTCCACATCACTTAATTTTACAAAGTCGGCGTGCATAATAACCTTACCATCAAACGTTACTGAAAAAGTATGTTTGTGTAGGTTATAATACACCATAACTCTTTTACCTAAAAAGGCAGATTCAAATTGTGATTCAGTAATTAGTATTTTCATATATTATAATTATTTTGAACAATAGTTATCGTAGGTGTGAATAAAGAAATCCCTAAATTGTGATTGATACCCATTGTCAATAAGATATTGATAGATATACTCATATAAATCATCATTACCAATTTGTTCACATAATTGTTCGACAATATTTGCCATTGATGAATCAACATATTCTCTAATTTCATCTTTACTCCAATAATCACAAACAGAATCACGGTCCAAGTCACTTATGTGTTCATCGACATACCCCAATCTTCGTTGTAGTCTTAACATATTGTATTGTCTCTCTGTGATGATGATTTTCATTAAAATCCGTCAAATTCATTTACCGTAACCGGGGTTGCGATAATTGTTCTGTAGAATGGTTTGTAACCACCATACGTATGTTTATTGTCTGAAGTAACCCTTCCATCATCGGCTACAGAGAAATATCTAACCTTATCTTCAGTTAAATAATAACCCAAGTAATCACCAAACATTACATCAACACCAAGTTCATCAAGATAAGATTGGTAAACAGAAAATTTCATATTACCAGGTTCCATTTGTTCAACCCTACTCTGACCTAAGAATTGTGTGGTAGGTGCCATAATTTGAACAAGACCCTTAAGTTCAACAGGGGGTAGGTATTTGATACCACCTTCCAAAGCTTCTCCATAAACATCATCAGTATTTGTTTTATATCTGTCGACTCTATAAAGGATTACGGTAAAGTTCATATCACCCTCTAACCACTCTGAACCCATTGCAATATCAAGGGCATAATCCTCACCACCAAAGAATTTACCTAATCTTGTAATTGGAACTAATTTTTCTCCCATATTGATAAATACAATTATATTGATTATTATTATGTAAAATGCTTTTTGATGGCAGAACCAAGAACAATAGAATCGAAGGCAATCAAGATTTTAGAGGAATACCAAGGGGCCAATAACCACATTATTAACTTAAAAATTAAGTTAGAAAAAAACCCTAAATTTTTCCCTACAAGAAGCCAATGTGATTACATCTTTGAGAATAAAGATGTTGTACCTAAAGTTGCTCGTAAATGGGTGGTACTTGATTCATACTTTTCACAAAAACTTGCTGATGATAAATTCTTAATGACCGTCCCCGAAAAAATGTGGGTGGAAAAGATTTTATGTGAAAGAGATAAAGCGTTTCATATTTGGGGAAAGTTTTTTGAATCCGATGAATTACAAGAATATTGGGTTCCGAAGGCATCTATTATCAAAGACAATAAGGTTAATATTGGTGAAATAGATTATTCAAAATATTCTCATCGTCCTCCATTGGACCACCAAAAAATTGCAATCGAACAATTATTAAGAAATAAGAAATACATTTTGGCTGATGATATGGGGTTAGGTAAAACTACCTCAACAATTATCGCATCATTAGAGACAGGTGCTAAAAAGATTTTAATTATCTGTCCAGCA